TTGAAATTCGTTCAGTAAGTGCTCCTTCTTTGATCAAATCACTTAAAGTAATCTTCTCATAGTGTGGGGACACGGTATTCTCAAAGAACTCACACTTTAAATCAGCAAAGTCTAATGTATAATATCCCTTTGTATTACCAGCATCGCCGAAATCCATTTGGAATGGGTTACCAACGTATAAGATCCTACCATTATTGAAAACTTTCTCTTGTCTTGTGTGAAAGTGTCCAGATATAGCGAATGGACTAATATCAAGCACATCCTTACATGAGATTCCCTCTTCACAAGTCTTAAAGGCTGTCATTTTAAATGACTCAGTCTCTAAATGACCAAAGAGTACATCACTCTTTGGTACTGCTGACATGTCAGTGTTCCATGGACAGAATGAAATAACTCTTCCGAACTTCTCAATTGTATAGGCAGTATCAAAAACTGTTACATTTTGACGCTTCTTGAACACAGACATTGAGTTTACATCAGTACGATGCTTAAAATAGATGTCATGGTTACCAGTAATAGCTATAAAATTGAATTCCTCTAATATATCTAGGATATCTGCAGAGACTTGCAATGTTAGCACTGATATCTCACTACGATTGTGGTGCCAATCACCACAGAATATGATATCTGTAATACCTTTCTCGTTGAGCTCATGCTTAAGCCAGTTGGCCCACTCAATTGCTACTGTATGCCAGTAGGAACTGTTGGAATGAACTCCTAAATGAAGATCTGATATAATTGCGACCTTCGATTGATTAATCGTCGGTGTCATTACTCGTCAGAATATTCATTATTTGGGCGTACATATACATGTCCTGCACTTAACTCAGGATCTGTCATGATATTCTCATATACTTGCTCCTTATACTCTTTAAGTGCCCTATGATGCTTTTGCTCCTTCTTAATTCTATTAATGAATGCATTATGTGCGATTGTAGTGAAGTATGAGAATGGATTTGACTCCTTTGCAAACTTATACTTCTTAAATTTGAGTGCGGCATACATCTTAGTGAGTGCATCACCAATCATGTCATCTTTCCAGGTGTAGTTAATGAAATTCGGCTTAAAGCTTAATCCATTTGCAATCTTCACCACATTCTCCGCCAACTCATTGGTCATTACGTCTGATTCGTAATAAACTCTAAGTTGCTCTTTAAAGATGGCTGGTTTAACATAGTTAACCTTTTCACCTTTATTCTTAGTACGTCTAGCCATATACCATATTATAACTTAACTCTTACAATAATCAACGCTCTAATATTTCCTTACAATGATAGCTAATCTTCTCAGCTTCATATGTTATACAGCGTTTTATATTATGCTCACGGCCATACTTCAATCCATCTGCAATATCAATAATATTCAGTTGAGATTTTGTAGAGTGCTTACGAAGACCTCGTCCAATTGATTGAACAGTTCTGACAAATGATTTTCCACCAGCAGCAAAGAGAATGGTGTGTATATTCTTAATATTAATTCCAGTTGCAAAGATTGCACTAATGGCGACTGTAATAACATTACTACAACTCTCCATTATCTGTTTAATCCGCTCTCGCTCCTCAACTTCCATGTCGCCTCGTACAAAGAACACCTGCTTACCCTCTAATTTACTAAGCTCTTCATATAATACCTCACCATGCTCGATAGTATTCACCATTATAAGTGTGTTACTGTCAAGTTTATTACAAATCTGTGAGATTAAATTGTTTCTGAAGGGGCTATTAGCTATAAATGTGAGCTCATTCCGGTATGGATCTGTTAATACTTGTGGAATATTACCTTTATATATAAGATCTAAGATAGTTACATGCACTACAGTTAGATATCCTTCAGCTCTTAGCTCGTGACTAGGCTTCTCATATATAATAGGTCCAAATCTACCGAGAATGTTCCACTGGTCGATCATTTTCTCTGGCATTGTACCGGAAAGTCCATACTTGTGAGGGGTTTTGATCTTGTTTATAATCTTTGTTATCTCATTACCCTTCTTAACCTTGTGACACTCATCGACAATCAGTAGGTCTATATTATGAATCCAACTATCATCTTCATATTCAACTGTGTTAGACGTGCATATGAAGCGTTTATCCCTATTGATCGGAGTGTTTGGTAATAATACTTGTGGAATTGTTCTTTTCGCTTGCAATATACCAGCATTAACAACTATAACGTTTGTATCCTTATTAACTTCATGGGAACCTGTCCACTTTGAGCATGAATAGGTTATTCCACTATTGATTAGCTCATTATATGTCTGTTCCACAAGACCTAAGTCAGGAACAATCACAAAACATCTAAAATCCTTAGGACTTCCTAGAGATCTGAAGTAGTTCTCGATAATAGAGGCTGTAATAAATGTTTTACCACCTCCAGTTGCTAGTTTAATTGTACCTCGACCTAATTTTACTGCATTCTTCACAGCTGTTGTCTGATAAGGGTACAGCTCAAAGGTGTATTTGATGTCAGGGTCGAATTTGACATCAGGATGAGGTTTGAGAGCCTCTTTCAATGCAGGAGTCAGTACTAAATCGACTATGATCTGATTATCTATAAGAAACTTTTTGATTTCCCAATACATTCCAACTTCACATCGACCAGTTGGTGTGATTGGTGATACTTTTGACGCAACTCTATACCCTCTACGCTTGGCAATGGCAGCTCCAGCTACAGCCTCACTAAAATTATCTCTAATAGTTGTGAATAGATCGTGATCAGAGGTTCTGATCAGCATAACCTGTGAGGTTGGGCTGTAATCGAGGACAATCTTCATTATAACTGCTCCATTTGATTGATCGCAATTATATTCTTAATGTCGAAGCCAGTTGAGGCGAATATCTTCTCAGTTTTTTCTAAATACTCAATAATAAATTCGAGCTCTCGGATTGATTTGTTGATTGCTTGAACAGTTTCATGCTTATCTGCTGCATGCGCTGCTGAATTTGCTGTTAATCTTATCGAGCTACCTTCAATAATACCTGGAATTAAAGATTCCTTTAGCGATAACTTCTGAGCAACTAGTTTACCCTTCTGAATCTTAGCATCTATAAGCTTTGCAACCCAATAATGCTTTCGAGCTGGAAGTCTCATCTGAACCTCTTTAATGTTAAAATCGTCGATGTAAAGGTCCTTAGTAATTGCTTCTATGTATCGTTCTAGCTTTTCCATACCGTATGTATAAATACTTATACGATGCCCCAAGAAAATCAATTCGAAAAACGTGTAAATAAAGTATTACGCGAGCAAATGACATCTGGAGGTGCTGATGGAGCGTTTGGTGAGACAGATGCAATATTTGACCCTGATAACAATCAAACATTCTCTGGAGATTATTATGCTCCTGGAGATGCTAGGGTGCCAAAGGTTCTAGGTAAGACTCAGTCTAGAAATGGTGAGGTTGGTAAGAAGAAGAATAAAAAGAAGCAGTAATGGACTTAGGACACTGGGAATCAAAATGTGGAGAGCCGATTGGATTTGAGGAGCTTGATTTTATAGGATTTGTATATATAATTAAGAATAACAAAGACAACAAATCGTATATTGGTAAGAAGCAATGTATGACAATTGTAAGACGTCCACCTTTAAAGGGTAAGAAGCGGAAGCGCCTCATCAAAAATCAAACAGACTGGAAAAAATATACTGGATCTTCAAACTATCTAAATGATGATATTGAGAAGCATGGTATTGAGAACTTTTCATTCTTAATTCTAAAATGGTGCAATTCTAAATGGATGTTAGGCTATGAAGAGGCAAAATTACAATTTGAAGAGGAAGTCTTACTAACTGACAAATATTATAATGGAATCATCAATTTGCGAATTGGAAAGCGGCCAAAAAGTGCCGATGTTGAGATATTGCTGGGATGATACAGTCAGAGTTGTCAATTTAAACAACATATTATATAACTCATACTTTGATGTGAGTGAACAGGCTTACAAGTATGGAATCGATTATGATTATAAGAAGCGTGATATCAAATCGCTGTTCTTCCATAATGTTATAACTCTTCTATGTGAAGAGCTCTCCGGTGCTGTAGTTGATACGAATATTTTATTTTATGGCGGTATGAGTTTCTCAGACCCTAAATTTGAGAAGGCTTGCGAGTTCATTGTTAAGAAGATAAGAACACTTCTACCCCTTCAGCTCATCGAGTCTGATGTAGATCTTCATACATTCTCTAAGCTATTAGATGCTAAGGATATTGACTCTTTATCAAAAATGGAGATTATTATTGATAAGTCATTATCGAGAGATAAAACATCATACACTTTACAGCGGCTAAAGTCGTTTTTGAAAAGATATAATCTTGTATATCTTGATGCTATATATTTCAAGCAATTGCACATAAAACTGAGCATACTCACCTAAATATTGGTATGAGTAAGTTTATGAATCTCCTATCGGAGGCAATTCCAACAGATGATTTAGACGCGATCATCACAGGTAAGCGCGCTGTTCAGCGCGCGCTATCTGAAGCCGGTATAAAGGTTGATGTGAAGCACTTTAAGGATACAATGGTCATCAGATTAGATGATGGTATGGAGGTTACATTAGAGGTTGTTAGTGTTCAGCCAGGGTATCCAGTGGAGGATGCTGAGGACCCTGCAAAATCAATTCAGGCTATCTCTGCTATCGCAAGCATGCCAGATGCGAAAGGTGTATTGAATTCAACATCTCGTAAATTGCGTAAGGCTAAGAAGACAATGGCTAATGCAGCTGTTAAAATCGCAAAGCAGTTCGATGACGCTACTCAATAATATGAAATCAAAAACATTAAAATTTATGTCGAATATCTTCGAGGGTATGGAATTAGATCCTACCGAGGTTGTCGATAATG